CTGTCCTGCATAATTAGCGTTTCCAAAATTATTTGAAAAGTTTAATGTATGTGTACCCGTACCTCTGTCAGTAATACTTGCTGAGTTAAAGGAATCATCTATGGAAGGTGTGCCAGAACCAGTAAAGTGACACCAAACTTTACACAAACCCTGCTGTAAATTAGTAGTCGCAGATGTGCCTTCACCCAAGACATTTATACTGCCACCTGTGGTGCTACCTTTTAAATTATCTACTCTAAGTTCACTGGTCATAATATCGTATAAAATCCATTAACTGTTAACGTTGCTGATGCACCAACTGTTATAGGTCCTGCTGACAGTGCATTGGTTGTGCTACTGATTGTTATGTCAGCACTGATTGTCTGACCGTTGGTTCGTATAATACTGTCGTTACCCAAGAAGGGATACCGTGTGTCAGACTCAGACTTGGTGTAGCTGTTGGCTATGCTAAACGCATCATATACCACTATCTCGACAACATCGTTGACGGATGCACCTGTAACTAAAACTACTGTCGTGCCTGTTGTGGAGGTGTAATCTGTGGCAGGTTTGAGTAGTATACCATTCTGATAGACATCGACATACTCACCATCTGAATATGTGAGCGTATTGGAATTAGCATCTGAACCACTAAAAGATGTCTGTCCTGCTGTGGCTTGGTATATGAAGCGTGTTCTAACGCCTTGGTTTGGTGCTTTTCCTATATATGGCATTATTTATTCCTATGGTTTATCTGGAAATTTGAAATCTTTATCACTCATACTTTGAAAAGTTTTTGTAATATCCCTTAGTTCCTGTCTGTACGTTTTCATTTTGTTCGACATGGTTACATCACCTAATGCTGTCCAATCTGTTTCAGATAATAAAGTATTTCTTCTTGTCCTAAGTTCAGCTAAATCTCTATCAGCTTGTCCATCTGCCCAAGCTTTATTTCTATCATCAAATTCTTTTTGTTCAGCGTCCGTTAGTTGTACTAACTTATGGTCTATCATTTTGTATCCGTTAGCCATATTATTCCTTAATCCCAAATAGTTTAACTGTGCCACTCGCTATGTTCCCACTTGAAAAATTAAGCCTTATTCCGTTTACAACAGATGCACGACTAGCAGGGTCTAATGCTCCACTAACACTATTTCCTTCATGCAGACCATCCGTAGCGAACATATTTGAATAACCAGAAAAAGCAAAAGGAATGGTTGTGCTGTTTACGTTTTGTAGAAATCCATTTATAATTATATGTTCTCCTGCGGCATTTCCACAATGCTGATAAGCTAGTCTTACATTTGTAAAGTCGTGACCTCTAATAGAACCACTTTCGTGACCATAAGTTGCATAAGATACACCAGAACTTAAAACACTTCCACTAACCATAGGAAATAACTGCCCAACAACATTATCTGTAGCAGGGAGTAGTGAAGCATCTAAATAATAATTGTCGTATGTTGAGTTTATATGGCTAGATGAAATATCGTATTCTGAAACTGCACTTGATATAGTTGCATCTAATAAAAGAGTCATGCCTTTAGTGCCAGTTACAGTGCCAGTAAATGCAAAGGTGTCTGATAAATTTACCCCCTCTGCTTGTACTTTAGTTAAAGCCATTTATTTACCTCATGCGTAAGGGCTGTCACCCAATGTGCTTGTATCCCAAGCTGCCTTTAGTTTAGCTATTGTGTCTGCATCATCTATAGCTTTTGCAGCAGGGGCATCTCTTAATGCTTTCTTTTTAGCTACAGATGCTGTTTTAGCAGATGCGTCATCAGCCTCTAATGCTTTCATGTAGGTTACATCTTCAGCTTCTAACAAAGGCTTTCTGACTTCTCTGATCTTGTCTTTGAATATCTTCTTAGCCTCCGTCATGTCTTCGGATATCACCGAACCACTGAGCTTCCATGCGTTTCTAAAATGTCTGTCAGATGGCACAGTTGCAGTAGACGCATCTATGGTTGCCCCATCCTTATCTGTTATAAATGTTTTGGTCATTGTATCTCCTATGCCACTTGTTGATCTATTTTCCAAGCGTTACGCCATGTTCGATGTGACGGTAACTGCTCCTTCTTTACTATAAGCAAACGCTTTCTATTTGCTTGCTCATAATCTTTCCACACTCTCTCAGGTATGTCTTTCATAATCAAGTATTCTATTGCCTGTTCCTCTGTCATTGATTCTACTGGCTTTGTATTATGGAGTAAATACCCTCGTGTATGCTTTACAAAGTCTGGTTGTGCTTCGTCCTTCTTGAGTTCCCAATAGACCCATACAGGTGGTAGTATGCCACCATTCAATGCACAAGCCATCCAATTAGGGTCAGGGTGTGTTACCTTTGCAGGTTCATCTAGGTTGTCAGGGTCTTCCCATACAATGCAATACTCACTTCTGTATGGCTCAAGGTTTTCTTTTGCCCATCCTAGTCTATCCCATAAATGTGTTCCTTGAAATTCTGGTGTCATGCTAAATCTCCTAGTAACGATATTAATACAACAGTGGCATCGTGATTTCCGTCAGCACTATTTGATGGTGCGAGTCTAGTTCTTTGAACAGTAGTTGTTAAAGCTGACGATGAAGGAAACATAGTATGACAATCACGACTTCCCGGCTCACCCCCATTACCACTACCTGAGTATGAAGTGTTATTCATAGCAGAAGTTATTGTGTTAGAATATTGTCCTGTGGAATGGTCTGTTAAACTACTGTGATTAAAGCTATCAGCAGTTGCTATTGTTCCACTACCATTAAAATTTATCCATGCTTTAGCTAATCCTTGCTCTATATTCGTAGTGGTAATATTCCCTGCACCTGCAACTATAGTGATGCTGTTCTTTGCGTCTACTCCCTCTAGGGCATTTGTTCTTAGTGTACTCATGCCAAGTCTCCTACAAACGCTGACCCATTTAATGTCATGTCATTTGGTATGTTTCCATCTCCTGAAGCATCACCAGTAACTCCATAATTAGCTCTAAAGCTACCTGTAGCATGGGTATTATTTGTACCACATAAGTGACTACCTCTGCCTGAAGAGTCATCTACAGAGCCATCTAAAAGAGCATAATTAGTGTTTGCCATTGAATTAGTAAAAGAGGTGGTATAATCACCACTGCCGTTATCAGTCATGCCACTAACATTAAAGCTATCCCTACTAGCAGCTCCACTAGCAGAGCCATCATAGTTTACCCAAACTTTAATTAACCCCTGCTGTAAGTTGGTAGTTGTAGAGTTACCCTCTCCTGTGACGGCAATAGACCCTGCTGTTGTTGTGCCTGTGAGTGTGTTTGTTTTAAGTGTTGCCATTATGCCAAGTCTCCAAATGCTGATGTAGACCAATCTCCTTGGTCACGTAGTGTACCCATTTGGTCACTGGTATCTCCTGCTGCAAAATCAGCATTACTTGTGTTTACTCTACTTGAACCTCTTGCAGGACCACAGTAACGGTCTGACCCCGGACCAGACCCTCCTGTTTCTGCTGATGCAGCAGTACGACTATAATTAGCACTATTCATATTGTTAGTGTAATTTTGTGTAAAATGTCCTGTTGTATTATCTGCAACACTAGAGATATTAAAGCTGTCAAGCACAGAGTTTGTTGAATGATTGTAATTCATCCATTGTTTAGCCAAACCCTGCACCATATTCTGTGTAACTGCTCCATTGTCAGAACGATAGGTAGTATCATTGTTTAATACAGCAGTAGTTCTACCAGATGTATCTATTGTTTGAGCCGTAGTATTATTCGTATGCTTTATGTTTTGTACTAGAAGATTGCTCATAGTATTGCTACGTTTCCTCCAGAGTTAATCGTGAGTGTGATACCACTTGCTATGGTCAAAGGTCCTGTCACGTTAGCATTTTCTGTAGCTTCTATCGTTGTGTTTACATCAAGTGTCTGAGCATTGGTTCTAAACATACCGCCATTCTTAAATGTACCTTTGTTCTGTGTCGGTATCGTAATACTTGTGTCTGTTGCACCAAGATAGATAACAAAGATATTACCTGTTCCACTTGATGGAGCTGCCGTAAACGTAAGACTTGTACCATTTGGTACTGTAAATGCGTCTACACTCTCTTGTATTACACCGTCAACGCTTACTATGATATCTTCTTGAGTAACAGTCTGGTTTAAGGTAAAAACCGTTGTAGAGCCATCTCCGTTAAACTCCTGCGTAGCAGGTCTTGATGAAAAACTAGAACCAACTTGACTACCAATATATGGCATAACTCCTCCTATGTGCTAATGGCATCCACCACAGAAACCCAAACATCTGCACTGCTTGCCGTATTGCTTTTTATTTTTAGAGCATCACCAGACTGCATTACAATCTTAGCACCTCCATCTAAAACTTGTAATGAAGAGCCAGCAGGTATGGGTGCATCCTTAACTAGATGAATATCGTCAGAACTATCGTTAATGTATACCTCTACTGTAATCTGCGAGGAGGTCACGTTTGCTACCATGATCCCAACCACAGCGTCATCTGAATTTGCTGTTCGTAAAGTTACGGCACTTGTGCCTACTGCATTGGCTGTATTTCGTTCAAAATCCTGTGCCATATCCTCTCCTTTACAATGCTATCGCCATTGCTGTGGCAAAGCCTTTACTTGCTGAGTCCCCTGCTGCGTATGTTTTAACATCAGATGCAGGAACAGATTTCATTGTGCCACCATCATTAACGATTATACCATCACTATCAGCTATTGTTATAGAGCTACCCACAGACGTTCCTCCATCTAGTAAATTTATTTCAGCAGTTGTAGCTGTTACTCCGTCTAAAATGTTTAACTCTGAAGCTGTAGATGTGACCCCATCTAAAATGTTTAATTCTTCTGGTGTAGATGTTATCTGTGTGGCACTCGCTGCCGCAAGAACTGGCAAAGTTCCAGACTGGTTTGGCAAACTAATTGTTCTGTCGGCAGTGGGATCAACCGTTGTAAGCGTTGTTTCGTGATCGTTAGCAGTGGATCCTTCAAAAACTAACGTGTTCTGAACATTTATAGTTGTGCTGTCCACTGTTGTGGTTGTGCCACTTACTGTCAGATTACCTGTTACTGTAAGGTTATCGTTTACCGTTGTCTCTGATGTCGTATGCCCTATGGATATGGCTGTTCCAGATATTCCCGTTCCTATCGCTACAGACTCACCACCATTGCCAGTATCCACAACGAGATAGTTGTCTGAACCTTGCTTTATTGTGAATGCTGTAGCTGAGTTGTCAGACACCGCTACATTTATATCTGTTCCGTCTGGACTTATAGAGTCTACAGCGATATCCCCTACGTTTGTGATATTATTGTCACCAAAACTTACATTATCGCCAAAGGTTTTGTTTGTCAGTGTAGCAGTAGACGCTGTTGATACTAAATCAACGTCACCACCTGTGCTTGGTAATGTTAGCGTGTTAGATGCACTTTCTGAGTGTGGGGCAGCCTGTAGTGCTTGTGCGTGCGCATTACCTGATTCACAATAAAAGTTAATCTTAGAACGTGAGCCTGAGTTCTTTAAATCAATTGTGCCACTTTGAATATCAACATTACCATCTAGCCTAACTACGCCAGACCCATTAGGTGTTATGGCTATGTTACCATTTGAGGTTGATACAATACTGTTTCCATTCACATCTAGGTCGCCACCTAACTGAGGAGTGGTATCATTTGCAACCTCCATAAGAGATGTGCCACCAGAAGATATTAATGAACCACTTGCATTCAAGAAGGCCATCTTAGAAGCCGGAGTAGTTATGAATACGTCTTTAGTTCCCGCACCAAAATTAACAGCACTATTACTATTTGAGCTAGATATAGGAGTTGTTCTAGCAAGAGTGTTTGGTGAGCCCGTTGCAAAGGTGCCTAACCCAACTTCAAAGTCACCATTAGTATTATCAACTATCGCATAGTATGTTGTGTCCGAATTAGAGAGATTTGCCGCAAAAGTTTCAAAATTAGTTACAGCCCCGCCAAGATTTATCGTCCCCGTTCCAGTAGTGGTAGTAGTTTCTCGTACTCTATCTGCAATCTTTAATGCCATTATGCTATCCTTATTATCGCGTTACTTGCATCAGCCGCAGGAAAAACTATAGTAAAATCACCAGACGATGCTGATTTATCGGAACCAAAATCCAACACACACACCGCCGGATCACCAGAGGCACTATCGTTGAATATCAAAGCCCCTCTGGCAGTTAAAGTAACGTTACTAAACGTTTCATCGGTAAAATCTGTCAAGGCTGTTGTGCTTGATGATGTAGGCGTTACATTAGTAAGAGCCTGTCCTTTTGCCGTATAATTTGTGCCAGACACTTCATTACTAGTGGTATACGCTGTAGTCCCGGCTCCTAGACTAGCACTAGAGGTGTACAGTGCTATATTAAAAGTATTACCGGAACTATTTGTAAAGTTGTGAACACCTTGTAGAAGCTCTACCTTAAATGATGTACACATTGCCTGTGATATCGCCATTATAATCTCCTTATCATTTCTGCAAGCTTTTCGTGTCCTGCATTTTTTATTGCGTTGCAAACAGTAGTTCTATCTGATTTTATTGCTTCTTTCATATAAAATGTAATCACTTTTTCTAAATGCGATTTAAAGGCATGAGCCTGATCTCTAATCTCAGGGGCAGCGTTATCTCCAACCTCTACAATTTTATCTACACAACGAGCGGCCACTTCTTCTGGAGTAAAGCCTCTATTGTTTGTAGTTTGTATATCTACTATTGGTGTTTTTGGTAATTCCATCAACATTATTGTTTATCCCTCATAACCATGCCTGTTCTGTAATAATCACTAACCTCTTTTGCCTCGCCATAGAGTTTAAGCGATTGAACCGCTTCAGTAAACCTTTGTGCATAATTCTGCATAACATCAGGCTCACCTTTCATAAACGTATATGCCTCCATTAAACTTCCATATAACAAAGCATTAGGTGCATTTGTACTCAACCATGTTTCACCAGAATCAGCCCCTGCGGTCAGGCTATTTGGCCTGTAGTAATAATGCAACTCTACAGCAAAGCTGCTACTGGGGGTAGGGGCTACAATAAAGTTGTCGGTGTCGAACAAAGCATAAAAGCGTGGCGATCCTGTGGTAGATGAGTTGGGCGTAAAGGTTTGTATAAAGTTTACATCTTTATAATCTAGAAACACTTTATTACTGCTTGCATCCGTAAAGCTTAAAGAAAACGGAGTAAGAAAATCGTTAGGACACGCTAAAAACTCATTACTTGAGGTAAAAGCGGCTGTCGCGTTTTTTCTAAATATACTTAGCTGAACGTTTTTAAGTATGCGCTCCTCTGCAATTTTAATAAAATTAGGTAGATTATTGGTAAAAGTCGTTTCTGTGTTTTCAGAATAGTCCTGTATTGCAGTCTTTAATGTAGCAAAAGTAAAGCTCATGTTGTCACCGTAACCTCTCCAACAGACGCGATGGCGCGTATAGTCACACCTCTGTCTGGAAAACCACCGGGACCAACTGTAACCGTCTGTGGCTCTGTTCTATCTGGTCTAGCGTCTTTTAATGCCAAGGCATCGACTACAGTAGGAAAAGGCTCAAGCTGTGGTTGCTTTGCCTCAAACTCGTCTTTGCCCACAAGAGAACCGTTCCACTCTTTGCGCATATCTTTATATTTATAACGAAATCCTGATCTGTCTGATATAGCGTAAGCGTGTTTACCTTGTGCAAATCGAGCCATCAAGAACTCCTAAAATACTCATACTGAGGCACCACATTAAAAGAAGCTCTATCTCTGTCCTCAGTCATCGCTCGTTGAAACTCTTCTTCGTATACTGCCTTTAGCATCTGTGTTCTGTTAGGCGCTCTTTTCATACTAATGTAATAAGCCAGTCCTGCTGCCAAACATGGAAAAAAACGAAAAGGCATATCCATAGTATTTATAAAAGTATCTGCATCGTCCATACGGGTTAGTGCATCAAATATTATAGTGTCTGTGCTATTTTCTGGAGTTGGCCATATCTTTAAAACAGGCGTAATCTGCCTATCCAAAAAGAATTGGTTAGGTCGGCCTGTTGTACTTTTAGTTGGTATACCTAAATATGTGGATCTGCTAATCCGTTCCATAGCAAAGTCTGTGCTGCTACGCCGTACTACAACAGACAAGATATCAATCACATTTGTATTGAGATTATACGTGGCTGTTCCAGAGGTAAGTGCTTGTGTAGTCTGTGTTATAGTCCACTGATTTAGACCGCGATTAGCCCACTCAGCTAACATAAGATTAAGAGAACGCTTGGCAGATTTAAGATCGTAACCTGTTCTGACCTCTAAACCACAACGTTCAAATGCCTCCTCTATGTACTCCGCAACGTCGAGTTCAAAGTCTGTGCTATCTGATACGGCCATTTACTCATCCTTGTTTGCGTACATATTATCAAAAATTTGGTTTACGTCCAACACATAATCTAAATCAGACTTTGAGTA